ATAGTGGTATTGAGCTTATCAGAAACGGTGAGCAGTCAGGTACATGGGGTACAACCACTAACACAAATTTAAGTATAGTAGATCGTCTAACCAACGGTGTAGGGACAATTAACCTTGGATCTTCTGGTGCAGCGCACACACTTACAACAAGTGATGGAGCGTTATCAGACGGTCAGTTTAAAACTCTTGTTTTGTCTGGAGCAACCCAAGCTTGTACGATTACGATAGCTCCTAATGACGGTCAGCATATATACTTTGTAGTAAATGGATCAGGTCAGGCTTGCACGTTTAGTCAGGGATCTGGCGCAAATGTAACTGTAGCAAACGGTGACAATGCTATAATCTATGCTGACGGTGCAGGATCAGGTGCTGCTGTTGTGGACATTACAGCTAATCTTGGCATGAGCAGTGTAAATATCACAGGTGGATCAATAACAGGTATTACAGATCTAGCTATTGCAGACGGCGGCACAGGCGGCAGTTCTGCTGCTGATGCTCGAACAAATCTTGGCGTAGCTATCGGATCAGATGTTCTTGCCTATGATGCAAACCTACAAGGTTTTGTTACCGCTCTTACGTTGCCGACTTCAGACGGCACTGCAAATAGAGCTTTAACTACAGACGGGTCAGGAACCATAGGGTTCTCTAACCTTGCACCTAACACATCAATAGCCCTTAGCATTATTCTGGGATAGGAGATAGACATGGCAGAGCCAAATATTGCAGCTTTAACAACGATGACAGGAAAGGTTACTGTAACCAACCTGACAACGACATCACAAACAGCAGTTCTAAATAACCCAGGATCTAATAGTAAGGTTCTAAAGGTTAATCTTGTACGCATAGTTAACGTAGACGGTAGTGCCGCAAGCACATGCACAGTGAGCTATCACAATGCAACCAACGCAGGTGGAACAGCCACAGAACTTGTGCAGCTTAAATCTGTAAACAACAACGATTTCTTTGACGTAATCACCAAAGATTCACCGATATACCTAGAAGAAAATGGGAGCACAGGAACATCTTTAAGTGCCACTGCGGGTGGTGCAAATGATTTTAAAGTTATAGTGTCGTATGAAGAGATCAGTTAATGCCGCTGTCCAAACTACAGTTCAAACCTGGGGTCAATCGAGAGATAACCGCTTACTCTAACGAGGGCGGTTGGTTTGATATTGATAATGTTAGATTTCAAAAGGGCTATCCTGAGAAAATAGGTGGTTGGCAAAAAAGATCGTCAAATTCGTTCCTTGGTACTTGTCGTGCGTTGCATCCTTGGGTCTCGTTAGCCCGAGATCAATACGTTGGTGTAGGCACACATCTTAAATACTACATTGATGAAGGTGGATTCTTTAATGACGTAACACCTCTAAGACTCACAACGTCGGCGGGTGCAATTACATTTGCTGCAACAAATGGATCTTCAGAGTTAACCGTAAGTCACACAAATCATGGTGCAGTTGTTAATGATTTTGTAACTTATTCTGGCGCGGCAAGTCTTGGGGGAAACATTACGGCGGCTGTTTTAAATCAAGAATATTACATTACGGAAGTTGTTGATGCAGCTAGTTATAAAATTAAAGCTAGAACTGCTGATACCCTTATTTCTGATATAACTGTTGACGGGCAATTGTCTCCGACCCTTGTAACTGCAAATAGTTCTGACACGGGCAATGGTGGCGGTTCTGTTATTGGTGCATATCAAATTAATACAGGGTTAGATATTGGTGTATCTGGCGCGGGATGGGGCGCAGGAACGTGGTCACGAGGTACATGGGGATCTGCCTCCTCCGATGAAATTGTAACGAACACTCTTCGCCTCTGGTCACACGATAACTTTGGTGAAGATCTTCTTATGAATGTAAGAGATGGCGGCATATACTATTGGGATGAAACCAATACCTTATCCACAAGAGGCGTTGATATTACGACTATAGCGGGTTCTAACAGCGCACCCACAGTTGCAAAACAAATATTAGTTTCCGATAGGGACAGACATGTAATTGCTTTTGGGTGTGACACAGAAGCAAATACAGGTGTGCAAGATCCACTAGCAATTAGGTTTTCAAGTCAAGAATCTTTAACAGATTGGGAAACGAGATCTGATAATACAGCAGGTGAATTAAGACTTGGCTCTGGCTCAGAGATTGTTACTGCCCTTGAAACTAGACAGCAAATCCTAGTGTTTACCGATACAACGCTGTATTCAATGCAGTTTCTTGGGCCACCGTTTACATTCGGTGTCAACTCTTTGTCTGAAAACATTACGATTGCAGGCCCGAATGCCGCTATAGCTGTGGATGACAACGTGTTCTGGATGGGTCGAGCAGAGTTCTATGTGTATAGCGGTGCCGTTCAAAGACTTCCGTGCATGGTGAGAGATTTTGTTTTTTCTGACATAAACGAAGAGCAATTAGACAAGATCAATGCCGCTTTAAACACAGAGCATTCTGAAATTTGGTGGTATTATCCATCTGAAAATAGCAGTGAAGTAAACAGATATGTAGTTTACAATTATCTTGAAAAGGTTTGGTACTATGGATCTTTTGGTAGAACTGCATGGATTGACAGGGGTATTTTTGATTTCCCTTTTGCAGCAAATGCTGACGGTTATATTTATGAGCATGAAATCGGATTTGATGATGGTACAACTAATCCAATCACTCCCATCAACGCCTACATTCAATCAAGTCCTATGGATATAGGAGATGGCGAACAATTTATGTTATTGCGTAAAATGATACCAGATGTGGATTTTCGAGACTCTACGGCGTTGCTTCCCGATGTTGATATAACATTAGACGTAAAAAACGTCCCAGACGGCACATATTCAAAAACAGAAACAGACACATTTGTAAAAACACAAGCCGCTTCTGTAAGTGCAAGAACCGAACAATTGTACTTTAGACTTCGCGGAAGACAAATGCGGTTTAAAATTCAATCAGAAGATCTTGGCGTAACTTGGCGTTTGGGTTCTCCACGTTTGGATATAAGACCTGATGGGAGGCGCTAATGTCTAGACGTTTATCCCGCCCATACTTTCCGATACCACCAGATCAATATCAAAGAACATATTTTGCAGAAGTTATTCGTGCGTTTTCTGTATTCTTAGAGCAAATTCAAAACCCAGGTGACGTAAGGGCAACAGATATAACCATAACTAATTTGCCTACTGATGATAGTGGACTAGAAAGTGGGGGATTATTCAGTCATAATGGCATCGTTAGAGTTCCTTTAACCCATTCCGCTTTTCTTCGTGGATCTCAAGCTACGGGAACAGTTGGATCAGTAACAGTGAGTACGACATGAGCGATGATGAACACATTATAGTAATTGGAGATGGTTCTAAATTTAGACCATCTACATCAGTTGATAGGTTACAGTGTCATAATTGTGGTAACCTAGTTGACACACCAGAAGAAGTTGCATCGTATCCAAACGGTAAATGTCCTAAATGTGGGGCACCTTGGACATCAGAAACCAAACGGCATACGGCTATCACCGTGACTGCGCCAGAGGCTATATCAGGAGAAGCCTGATATGGACCCCGTTAGCTGTGTAGCTTTAGCGACAGGGGCGTACAAAACGCTTCGTGCGGCTATTTCTACGGGCAAGGATTTACAAGAAATGACGGGAACTTTGAGTCAGTGGGGCAAGGCTTTTTCTGACTTTAGTAATCTAGAAGAAAGAGAAAAGAACCCACCCTTTTGGAAGAAAACATTCAAGGGATCTGATGAGGAAACAGCTTTAGAAATCTTTGCAAACAAAAAGAAAATGGAACAAATGAGGGCTGAAATTAAAGACCATATCTCTTGGAACTATGGCCCTAGTGCTTGGAAAGAAGTCCTGCAAATAGAAGCAGATATGCGCCGAAAAAGAAAACAAGAGCTATACCGAAAGCAAGAACGAGTAGATGCTATGATAAATTTTGCTATAGGAGCTACAATATTTGTAATAAGTGGAGGCATCTTATTTGTTATTTTCTATTATTTGGGCAAATGGCAAGGTAGATGGTAAATGTGGGTATTGTTGTGGTTACAAGTGGTAAGTGGGAGCTTTGACCACTATCATGTGGGTAGTTACTCTAGCGAAGAAGCTTGTAAAGAAGCACAAAAAGAAGCAAAAGTTCTTGTTACAAATCAAAACTCAAAGGTAGTATGCATTAAAATAGAACGGTGATACTCAAGGAATGGCGCAATAAATACATTGTATATGACAAAAACGGAAAAGTGGTTATAATAAGCCGTGATAAACGAGTTGTTATGGCATATGCGAGATCAAAGAAATGACAGAATTTGAAAAAGCAGATTTAAACAATAATGGCGTTATAGAAAAAGCTGAATGGAACAAGCTTGCTTTAGAAGACCGTAGACTTGAGATGATTGATAGAGATCTCAAGCGTAATGCAGAACGTAGGTTCACAGGTTTCGCTCTAGCAGGCATGTTGATTTATCCATTTATTATATTACTTGCTTCTGTGCTTGGGTTTGATAAAGCAGCAAGTTTAATTACAGATATTGCAAGTGTATATGTTATTGCGGCTAGTGGCGTTGTGGCTGCTTTTATGGGATTTAACGCCTACAGTGCAAAAGCTGAAAGTAAGAAAACAAGCATTCAGATGGAGGGAGACTGATGCTAGATTTATTAGGAAAACTGGTTGATCCAGTAAGTAATATTCTTGACAAGGTAATAGAAGACAAAGACCAGAAGGCTAAATTAGCTCACGAAATTGCAACAATGGCTGAGAAAAACTCTCAGGCTTTGATGATGCAACAGCTTGAGATATTGAAAGCCGATGCTCAAGGAAACTGGTTTCAGGCATCGTGGCGACCCCTTATTGGATGGATTTGCGGCATATCGCTCGGTATAAATTACATGATTGCCCCAATTGCTTTGGGTTTTGGTTTTGAGATACCACAGGCAGATATGTCAGTAATGATGCCCTTGTTGCTTGGTATGCTTGGAATCGGAGGCATGAGATCTTTTGACAAGCTTAATAAAACGGACAGTAAAAAATGAGTGATTTAAAAATACCAGTAGCATTAGTTTTTGCTATGGCAGTGCAATTAGTTTGTTTGGTGTGGTACATAAGCAACATTGTTCACGACATTGAACATTTAAAACAAACTGTTTCTGCGCAAGATGAATTGATTAGGTTGATAGATCAAGATGTTGATGATCTTTGGTATTTTTGTACCTACACTGAAAACAAATGGGCTGAGTCATATACGAATGATATGACTTATCAAAGAGTTTGCGGATCAAAAGAGGTTGAAAATTAGTGTACACTTACTTTGTTTCTTCAGTAGATAGGGTTGTAGACGGTGATACGGTGGATGTAATCATTGATCTTGGCTTTGACTTAACGAAAAAAGAACGAGTAAGACTCGCAGGCATAGATACTCCAGAGAGCCGCACAAGAAATTTAGAGGAAAAGGCTATGGGTCTTGAAGCTAAAGACCATCTCATAGATATGTTAGAAAGCTCTGATAAGCTAATAGTTAAAACAGAAAAAGATGGTAAGTACGGTAGAATGCTTGGTTGGTTCTACAAAGATGAAGATGCAAAGTATTCTATAAATGAGACTATGATAGAACAAGGCTACGCCTGGAAGTATGATGGTGGTAAGAAAGAAAAAGACTTACAGACATTAAGAGATAGAAGGAAAGCCCCAAATGAGTGAAGCATTAAAGACATTGCAGGAAAAGATAGGCGCTACGCCTGATGGTGCATTTGGCCCTAATACTGCAAAAAAGATTTGTCATCACTACGTTTTAAATCCAGAAAGAGGTGCTCATTTTCTTGGGCAGCTTGTGCATGAAAGCGGCACGTTTAGATATGTTGAGGAGAATCTGAATTATTCTAAAGAAGCTATCCTTAAAGTTTTTGGTAAATACTTTAAAACAGAAGGTGAAGCTGAAAGCTGCGCTCGTAATCCACAGGCATTAGCGGATCGAGTTTATGGACACCGTTACGGTAATGAAGGACAGGGATACCTGTGGCGTGGTCGCGGATTTCTGCAGTGCACGTTTAAAGAAAATTATGCTATGTTTGCAAATGATATGAATCTACCCGAAGTGATGAAAGACCCCGATCTTGTAGCTACAAAGTACCCAATGGAGAGTGCTATTTGGTTTTTTAAAAGAAATAATCTTTGGGAAATTTGTGATGAAGGCGTTAATGACGATACGATCAAACGTCTTACTAAACGAATTAATGGTGGATACAATGGATTAAAACACCGAAGAGAAGAAACTAAGAAGATTTATGAGTGGCTAAGATAATTTAAGAGTGGCACTTTGAAATTAGGAAATAGTATGTTAAAAATATATAAACTGCTTTGGATATCTTAAAATATGTCTTTTTTTGCAAATTTATTAGGTAATTATATTACTGGTAGACTTCTTGGAGGCAAAAAAGGCGGTAATATTGCTGCTCTCGGCACAGCGGTTCCGTTTTTACTTCAACAAGGGCTTGGTTCAGACGGTTTTAATTTAGGAAACTTATTTGGTGGTGGGCCTGAAAAAACAGCTAATGTGATGGGTCCGGGTAAGATTGCTCAAATGGCTGATCCTTTGGTAAAATCTGGAGTGGATAGAAATTTAGCAAATGCAGTCACTAAAAAAGCCGTAGGCGAAACAATCTCTAAAATTAATCCTGTTTTCACACAAGGCGAAGGCACACTTGGTTATTCTAAATTTCTTGTAGATGCAGGACTTCTTGATCCAAATAGTAAAATAGCAAATCTTTTAAATACCAAAGTTGGAGAAGCGTTAGCAACTTCTTTGGCATCTGGCATTGGTTCTAAATTATTTGATAGTGACAGTGGAGCGGGAACTACGGTCAGCAGACCATTTGGTGGTGCGGGTGACATATCAATAAATGCAATTAGACCAATTGAAGTAGCTGCGGGTGGTTATATTGACGATCAATATTTTCCAAGGCGCACAGGTGGTATTATGCCATCTGAGGGTTCTGGTCAAAAAGATGATGTTCCTGCTATGCTCATGGCGGG